GCACTTGCCTTGGCCGCCTACAACGCTGGCCCCGGCCGCGTGCGTCAGTACAACGGCATCCCGCCGTTTGAGGAGACGCAAAACTACGTGCAGAGAATACTTGGAGGTGGCGAAATGCCGATGAACCTGACGCCAACTGCCTCGCGGATGCAACAGCCAGAGCAGCCGCGCGGCTTGCTTGAGTTTATGGGCGTGCAGCGCCGAGACCCATCAGCCGAGGGCGAGACGGCCCTTCCCTTCTACGAACGCCCGCGCTTTGCGGACTTCATGGGCGGCTTGGCCGTTGGCCTGAACGAGTTGCGCCAGCAGCCCAGCCAAGCCATCCCCGGCATTGTCGCGGCCGGTCAAGAGCGTCGGCGGGATACGCGCACGGCCAACCAGACCGTTGAGATGCTGCGCCAGCGCGGTCGCGAGGATCTCGCCATGGCGGTTGAGACTGGCGCCCTGTCGGCCGGCGATGCCGTCGGCCTTGCCTACCAGCCCAAGCAGACGTCTGCGATGCAGAACTACAATTACCTGATCAGTCAGGGCGTGTCGCCGGAGGAGGCGCGCACGATGGCGTTTGGCTCCGGCGGCACAAGCGTTAACTTGGGCGACCAAGAGGGTGCGTTTGACAAGGAGACGGGCAAGCTGTTGGCAACTGAGGCCGCTGAAATTATCAATCAGGGCGCTCAAGCCTCGCGCGGCATGGCTCAGATTGACACACTTGAGTACGCACTTCAGCAGGCGCCGCAGGGCTTTGTGGGTAACCTCGCGTCGATGGCTGGCTCTTTGGGTATTCAAATTACCGAAAACATGCCAGAGCTTCAACTTGCAGAGGCAATTATCAGCCAGCTTGTGCCCCAACAGCGGCCGCCCGGAAGCGGCCCAATGTCGGACGCTGACCTTGAGCTGTTTAAGCGATCACTCCCACGCTTGGTTAACAGCGTTGAGGGCAACCGCATGATTGTGCAGACGATGCGAGCAATTGCGCAATACGACATGGAGCGCGGCAGAATTGCGCGGCAGTTGCAGCTTCGCCAGATCACGCCGCAGGAAGCGGACGAGGCATATAGGGCGCTGCCAAACCCTGTTGCCCCGTTTGTTCAAGCACGACGGCAAAATCAGCAGCCCGCGCAATCTGCGGCCGATGTTGCTGCAGCCCTTAATGATCTCTTGAACCAGTAAGGAACGCAAAATGGATCGTCAAACTGCACAACGCATCCAAGATCTGGTTCGCAGACTTGAGGCTTTTGGCGAGGATAAACTTGGCCCCAATGAACTTAACACGTTGCAAAACGCCCGCACCCGGCTCGCCGAGGCCGAGCAGACGACCGGCGAGTTTACGTCTCGCTACCGTGGCGCTTTGCAGGGTGTAACGCTGCGCGGCGCTGACGAGTTGGCCGGATTGGCCGCCGGCGCAGTCCCCGGAGGCATGACGCAGGAGCAGGCGCTGGAGCAGGCGCGGCAGCTCAACCTTGAGGCGCAGCTTGCAGATCCCGAGGGATACAGCACTGGCGAGATGGCCGGCATGGGCCTGACGGGCGCGGCATCTATGGCAGTTCCGTCCGTCGCCGCGCGCAATGTGGCTTTGCTGCCTCGCATGCTTCTGGGTGGCGCTGAGGGCGTTGCCTTGGCGACTGCGCCTGAGTTTCTCGGCGGCGAGGGCGGCTTCGTGCCGCGCGTTCAGCAGGTTCAGCCGATGACGGCAGCCGCAGGTGGCTTGCTGGGCATGGCTGCGCCTGCGGCCGGCGAGATCGTTGGCGGCGTTGTTCGCGGCGTTCAAAACCTTGGACGCGGCGCAGAGGGCTTTGGCGCTCGGGCGACCCAGACGGCAGCGCGCGGTGTCGGCCGCACGGCTGCTACGGGTGAGGACATTGAGGCATACCTGCGCAGCCTTGGCGACGAGGCCATGCTGGCCGACGTGCCGGGTGGGCCGCGCAGTCAGGCAATGGGCTTGGCGGCAATGCAGGGCGAGGGCGGCACGGTTGTCGGCCGCGCATTGGCCGAGCGAGCGGCCGGCGCAGAGGCTCGCATTGGCGACGTGTTTGACCGGCTGGTTGCCCAACCCAATGCGGCCTTTCAGCAGCGTGTCGCACTGGCCAGCGAGCGCAGCGGCACACTTGGTCCTGCGTATGATGCGGCTCTGCGATCAAATCAGCCCCTTAATGTAATGCCAATTGCAGACCAGATTGACGCGGTGCTTGAGGACGCCACAGGCCAAGTTGCTCAATCTCTAACGAACGTCCGCAATCAGCTTTCTCTCGAGTTTCCAGACCCGCAACGCATTGCGGAGATTAACGAACAACTTAGAACCGCGACTGGTCAAACAGCCCGCAGGCTTGAGACAGAAAGGGCTGGCCTAGAGAGCCGCACTGGTGAAGTGTCAGCAGCCCGATTGCATAATGTCCGCACGGACTTGAGCGATACAATTTCTGAGGCAACGCGGCAGGGGCGTGGTGGGCAAGTTGCTGCGCTTAGGCCCATCTTGCAGCGCATTGATGATGAGCTAGACCAGATTGAAGGCTATGCCGCCACGCGCGGCAGCTACGCTGACAACCGTGCGATGGAGCGGGCGATTGAAGATGGACGCCGCGCGTTTGTGGGCGGCGCAACAAGCGTCGAAACGCCTGACCAGCTTGCCGCTCGTTGGGCAAAAATGACTGACGCAGAAAAAGACGCATTTAGGCTCGGCGCCCGTGAATACGTTGCGGCCCTGATGGGCACGGCCCGCAATGCTCCAGCAACTGCTTGGGGCACGATGACGACTGGCTTTAACGACCGAAAGATGCAGATCGTTTTCGGCTCCAGTGAGGCGGACGAAATCTCCCGCTTGCTGCGCGGCGAGCGTGCATTTTCTGAAACGCGCGGCCAAGTAACGCAAGGCTCCATGACGGCCATGCGCGAAGCGGCCCGCGAAGACATTGCAGACCTTCGTCAGCCCGACACAGGCCGCCGCGCAGGGCCAATCGGCCGCCTTCGTGACACGATCAACGAGGCCGGCAACGCGGCAATCGACAGCATCTTGTACGGCCCGAGCCGCTCACGCGCCAACCAAGAGTTGGGCCGCATTTTATCGATGCAGGGGGCGGATCGCGACCGCATGCTTAACGTGCTCCTACTTGAAGCGCAGCGGCAGCAAGACAATACTCGCGCACAGGCGATTGCCCGCCTAATCACTGAGGCTGTTACTGGCGGCTTGATTACAAACATTGGAGGTTCAGAATGAACCCTGAAGATCTGGTCGATGACGACGACATCCGCGACATCCTTGACTACGGCGACGATGACGACAGCGAGCCTGCCGGCACTGGCCCGCAGCCGCTGACTGACGACGAGATCGAGGGTATCGTTGCCGTTGCAATTGACGACGCGGTTGACTTCATCGACAGCGACATCGCCCCCGACCGCATCAAGGCGCAGCGCTACTTTGACGGCCAAGTTGATATTGGCTTTGAGGCCGGGCGCTCGCGCGTCGTGTCGACCAAGGTGCGCGACACCGTGCGCTCGATCAAGCCCAGCCTGATGCGGATCTTCCTGTCGTCCAGCCGCTTCGTGGAGTACATCCCGCGCGGCCCAGAGGACGTGCAGCTTGCCGTGCAGGCCACAGAGTACATGCACTACAAGTTCCAAGAGATGGGCGGCTTCCGCATCCTGTCTGACGTCTTCCACGACGCCTTGATCAAGAAGACCGGCATCGCCAAGGTCTACTACGAAGAATACGACAACTCGGAAATCCATACCTTCACTGGCCTGAGCGATCAGCAGTATATGGCAATCGTGATGGACCCCGACGTTGAGGTGCTGGAGCACTCAGAAGAGGTCATCGGCGAGCAGGTCATGGTTGACGAAACGCTCGGCCCCGAGATGGTCCAGAAGACCCACGACGTCAAAGTCATGCGCCGGTCCAGCGATGGCGACATCTGCGTCGTGTCGGTCCCGCCCGAAGAGTTCTTCATCGACCGCAACGCGCGGTCCATTGATGACTGCTACATCTGCGGACACCGCACCGACATGCGCGTCGGCGACTTGGTCGCCATGGGCTTTGACTTTGACGAGGTCGTCAACCTTGACGGATCGACCGACGTGATCGACATGACGGCGCAGGAAGACGAGGCGCGGCGCGGCTACACGACCAACGCCGACGAGGATGAAAACGCCGCCGACCCGTCGATGAAAAAGGTTTTGGTCACTGACGCCTACATCAAGATCGACGCCGACGGCACGGGCATCCCGATCCTGCACCACCTGATCCTTGGCGGCACCAGCTACAAGCTGCTGTCGGCAGAGCCATGCGACGAGATCCCATTTGCCATCTTTGAGATCGACCCCGAGCCGCACACCTTCTTTGGCCGCTCAATTGCCGACTTGCTCTTTGAAGACCAAGACGCGGCGACGTCGATCTTGCGCGGCATCCTTGACAACGTGGCGATGACCAACACGCCACGCCTCGGCGTCGTGGAAAACGCGGTTGATATGGACGACGTACTGAACAACGAGATCGGCGGCATCATCCGCATGACCCAGCCGGGCGCAGTGGTGCCGTTTTCTGTGCCGTTTGTGGCTGGGCAGACCATGCCTGCCCTGCAGTACCTAGACCAAGCAATTGAGGGCAAGACGGGCGTCACACGCGCGTCAATGGGCCTCGACCCCGACGCCCTGCAGTCGACCACCAAGGCGGCCGTGAATGCCACCGTGCAGGCCGCTGCCGGCCAGATTGAGGTAATGGCGCGCAACCTAGCAGAGGGCGGCATGCGCCGCCTGTTTAGCTTGCTGCTCAAGAAGACCGTGCAGCACGCGGACGTGCCAAAGTTTATGCGCCTCAACGGCCAGTTCGCTGAGGTTGATCCCCGCGTCTGGGATGTGGGCATGGACCTGTCGGTCAATGTCGGCCTCGGCACCGGCCGCGAGGAAGAGAAAGCCGCCGCATACCGCGAAATCCTTGCCCTGCAGATGCAGGTCTACCAAGGCTACGGTCCGCAAAACGGCGTCGTCTCGCTCGTCAACATCCGCAACACGGTTGCCGACATGCTGGCTGCCTCGGGCATCCGCAACGCAGAGCGGTACTTCCAGCCGATCACGCCGGAGTACGAGCAGCAGCTCATGATGCAGGCCATGCAGCAAGAGCAGATGCAGCAGCAGGGCGCTGGCAACCCGCAGCAAGCATTCATGCAGGCTGAGGCCATGAAGGCCCAGACGCGCGCGCAGGTGGACATGCAGAAGGCTGCCATGGAGCACCAGCGCAAGATGATTGAGATGACGGCCAAGGACGATCTGGAGCGCGATAAGA